ATATATATATATTTATATGTACACCGATATTTTCAATACTTTTTTTGTTGGAACATTTGGAGTTGTCGCTGCTTATTTTATTATTGCTATTATAATTGCAATTCTTGTATCTATTGTTTTTGGGGGTTATACAGTATATAAACTAGGAGACGATAAAAATGATGATCTCAAAAAAACTTACCAAATTATCGGATACGTTATTATGGCAATTGGCGGTATCCCATTATTTATCTATTTTTTACCTATGTTTTTTCAAGGCTTGTCCTATGGTTTAGGTCGTATTGCGGCAGAAAGTCTTATAAATGAATTCTCATAAACAAATATCTATATAATATAATGGATATTTCAAAAATAAGCTTTATTCATTTCTTAACATCAGCACTTGTAATAGAATGTTTTATTATTTTTTTGTTCAAATTTACAAAATCTCCATTTTCAGGCAGATCTATCAATAATTGGTACACAAATTTTGGATGGTCCGCAGTTATATTAGATGTGTTATCGTTAATTATTGGATTTTATCTTGCAAAATATGCTTATATGTTTTTATTAAAAAAGAATGTAATATCAAAAAAATACGCTTTATTGACATTTTTAATAATTATGCTTTTAATTCAGATAGTTCATGATTTTACTTTTTATTTTACTGTTATTAAACCACATAAAACAGGGAAAAATGCTATTATGGATGAATTACAATCTTATGCTAATAAAGTATCATATGGAGCAGTAATCGGTGATTCTTTTATGTACTTATTGGCGACACCTTTACTTTATTTTTTGATTCAAATGGAGACCGAGGAGAATACTTTTATAAGTTTAGTTTCAGCTTATATCATAGGCTACATTCTATATCAAAAACCAATTGTATAAAAAACTTCACACGACTTGTGAAGAAATTTTCGTTTTTTTAATGGTTACGTCTTTTTGAAGAAACCAACAATGATATCTCGACAGCCAAAACCAGTAAACTCAGTAGGTTTATGTCTCATTTCTGAATCGAATATTAAACATTGCCCTTCTTTTGTTTCAATCTCTTTCTCAACAGTTTTCCTAAAAGGATTAAATCCATTTGAAAATCCTGCATCTATCATAAGATTGCCACCTTTGATTGTTCTGTCTTTTCTAATGTAAAGAATGATAGTTACTTGCTTTTCACCATCAGAATGCCAAATGAAAGGCGAGTTATTGTTTTTAACAAAACCACCATTACGCTGTTGGCATTCAATTACATATCCCTTATTATCCACAAAACAATTATTCTCCTTCAATATCTTCAGCATAATTTTTGAAATTTCATCAAAACTATTAATTTTTTTCTTATCTTTATCTGAAAACTTAATGACTTGAGAACTTTTTTTTCTGTTTGGCATCACATTAGAATGATGAAATATAGCATTTGCCAAATCATTATTGTCTAATTCACCGTGAAAAATCATGGTTTTTATATATAATTTATAATTGGGTTTTAAGGGTATTTTAATAATCATTTTTTAAAAATGATTATAAAATAAACTTGAATTTAATAATCAATATTACATTACAAAAATGATTTATATAACAGATGATATTATAAATTTTGAAATTAAACCTTTAATTATTCCTAAATTAAATAATACAACAATACGTATTGCTATTGAAAATTTTCTTAAAGGAGGAAAATCAAAAGAAGCTGTTATTAAGAAATATGGTAAAATTGAAGATTGGGATGTTTCTAATGTAACTGATATGTCAAATTTATTTCACAATTATACAACTGTTAAAATACATAACAAAAATATATATTTTAATGAAGATATTTCCAATTGGGATACTTCTAATGTGACTGATATGAATTATATGTTTTGTGGAGCATCTGCATTTAATCAAGATATTTCAAATTGGGATACTTCAAAAGTGACTAATATGAGTAATATGTTTGAGAAAGCAGAGAGATTCAATCAACCTATTGGAAAGTGGAATACTTCTAATTTGTTATATTCATATTATATGTTTTCAGCAGCGTGGAATTTCAATCAACCTATTGAAAATTGGGATATGTCAAATGTGATTTATATGGAAGGAATGTTTGATTCCGCAACTAGTTTTAATCAACCTATTGGAAAATGGAATGTTTCTAATGTAAAAAATATGGAGTACCTATTCTGTGGTGCGTTAGTATTTAATCAACCTATTGGTAATTGGAATGTTTCTAATGTAGTCAATATGAATAGTATGTTTTACTATTGTAGTTTTAATCAATATATTGGTGATTGGAATGTTTCAAATGTGATATATATGGCTAATATGTTTCAAAATACATTTGAATTTAATCAAGATATTTCAAATTGGAATGTTTCTAATGTTACTGATATGTCTTATATGTTTTCTTCTGCTTATGAATTCAATCAACCAATTGGAAAATGGAATGTATCAAATGTAAAATATATGAAATTTATGATAAATGGTGATCGATTTGATCAGAATATATCTGAATGGGATACTTCTAAAGTAATTGATCTAACTTTGAGATTTGGTTTCAATGATGATCATCTTTAAATCATTTATAAAAATAAAAAAAAACTTTCCTCACAAAAATGTGAAGAAAGGGTTTTTTACTTAAAAAACCCTATCTGGGGATCGAACCCAGAATCTTCCGCTTAGAAGGCGGACGCGATATTTTTTACCTATGTTTTTTCAAGGCTTGTCCTATGGTTTAGGTCGTATTGCGGCAGAAAGTCTTATAAATGAATTCTCATAAACAAATATTAAAAAACAGCAAGAAGCAGATGAAATGCTCGAAAAATATGGAAATTATAAATTTTAATATATATATATATTTATATGTACACCGATATTTTCAATACTTTTTTTGTTGGAACATTTGGAGTTGTCGCTGCTTATTTTATTATTGCTATTAT